CTTTGAAAGTATTAAATTCAGTAGTATCAAGTTTCTTGCTTAATTCTGACTTACTAACTGCAATATTTCTTAACGCTTCTAAATCGCTAGTAGTAGCAAGGTGTGTCAGTGGTTGATGTTCGGTTAAGTAGTGCTTATTCTCTAGTTCTTGCTTAGTTACTAAACTAGATAGATCTTGATGTTGCGTTAAATAATTTTTAGTATTTAACACATCTTCTGTTAGGTAGTTTTTACTGTTAAGTACTTCTTCAGTAATATATCCCTTAGTGCTTAGTTCTTCTTTTGTAACTAAATTATCAAGTGGTTGATGTGTTGTTAGATATCCTTTGTTATTTAATTCATCTGTAGTCACATAATGTTTAGCTTCTAGTTCTTCTTTTGTAACTGCCTTAGCTAATTCTTCTTTAGTCGCTAGATTAGAAGTATCAACGCTACCACCAGTTGTTGGTCTGTTTTCCAACGCTGTAACTCGTTCTGTAAGTGGGCTGTCGTTGTATGGTTGCGGTATTTCAGATTTTAAAGCATACGGCGTTAAATCTTGATGTTGAGTTAGATATCCTTTACTAGCTAATTTTTCATCAGTAACAAAAACAGAAGTATCAACAGCGGGCTTACTTTCAAGTTCAGTAAGTCTACGTTTTACTTCTGTATCGTCATATTTAGTATCTTTATCTTCTTTAGCTTCCAACGCTACAACACGATTTCTTAAATCGCTATCGTCATATGCTCCACCTGCAATGGCTTTGCTTTCAAGAGTCGTTACACGCTCTTTGAGCGCTGTATCGTCATAAACAGTATCTTTGTCAGGTTGTTCTTCTATCAAAGACACTCTTTGAGCTAATGAACTATTATTTAAATATAATTCGGTTAGATATCCCTTACTCTTTAATTCTTCCCTAGTAACTAAATTTGAAGTGTCAACTGTTGGTTGACTGTTCCTAACTTCGTTTAACTCTTCTTTAGTAGCTAAATTACTTACATCTGAAATATAATGTTTATTCTCTAATTCATCCCTTGTTACAAGGTTGTCAACTGCTGGTTGACTACCACTAACATTTCTTAGTTCTTCTTTAGTGGCATAATTAGATAGATCTACAGGTTGCTTATTCTCAAGTGTTGTAAGTCTTTCCTTAACTTCGCTATCATCATATACTGTATCCTTATCAGTCTTAAGTTCTAAAGCTAGTACTCTATTCTTAACTAATTCAAAGTTTGTGTGATCTACTGCATCTGATTTTTTAGCATAAATTTCATCAGCCTTAACTTCTGTCAGTAGTCCTTCTGTTGCTATCCCACCAACATTTTTTAAAGCTTCTTTCAGTTCGTCCTTTGTCACAACGTCTAACCTATCTACAATAACAGTATTGTTGATAAATCGTTCCTTAACTTCATATCTGTTCATTTTATCGATTTCAGATACTTTAACCTTGAACTTAAATCTGAATGTGTCTGAAGTTCTTTGTTCTTCGTCAAAATAAAGATAACAAATTACAGTTTCATTTTGAGTTATTAAGCTAGTGTCAAACGTTACTTTTACTTTATTACCTTCAACAGTCCCAGTAGTCTTCCAGATCTTATTGCTTTCAGTGAATTTGAATAGAGCTGTAACTTGTTCAGTTGTTAGCGTATCGTTTAATATCTCAAATTCAAATAATCCGTTATTTTTATCGTAAGAGTATAATTCCGAAAAACTATCTTCAGTCTTACGTTCTCGTGTAGTGTTGTCAAAATCTATTTTAATTAATTTTTTCATCTTCTAATCCTTTCCGTCCAGTTCATCTCGTAGTTTCTCTAATCGCTTTTTAATTCCATTCGGAAATGGTACTCCTAAAGCGCTTAGATTTTCTATTAATGATAAGCAGTAACCAACTGTGAAGAATAACAAGAAAGCTGTCGCAAACTCATTAAACCCTAGATACAGCATGTATGGATATACTGTAATACACATGATTGCAACAATACCATGTTCAATTAACCCTTTTCTATTTACTGTTGAATTTAGTTTTTTTGTAACAAAAGCCTTAGCTAGTCCAGTTAACACATCAAGCACAATTATTAATGTAAATGCATGAATATACACGTCTTTAGCTAAATGATAGTAGCGCTCGGCTAGTTCTGGTAATGTAATTTCCATTAATCAATCTCCTTTCTTTCAAAATAAAAGAGGGCTATTAAGCCCTCCTTAAAATTATTATTTGTCTTCAGCAACTTCAGCTAATCCCATTTTATCAAGTTCAGCTTTTACTAGTTTGCGAAGTTTTTTATTCTTGATTTCATCTAAAGTCATTAGTCCATCAAGAATTGTTAATGCTAAATATTTAACCATCATGCTATTACCTCCTTTCATAATTTCTAAAAATATCATGCTAGATAGTTGTAGCTTCTCTAGAACTGCTACTACTTTCTTTTTCATCTTCATCATCCTCCTTAGCTGGATAAGCAATATTTAAGTGTTTTGCTAAAAATTGTAGCTTACTATCAATATCTTCAAAATTACTTTCCCATTCAAACTCTTTAACAACACTTTGAGCTAACATTTTACGTGTTGTGTCTAGTGTTGCTGTTGACTCCTTCAACTCTTTTTTCATAGCTGTGATTTTTTCGTTTTCAGCTTTGTTAGGGTAAGTATCTTGATAGAATTGCTCTAGTGCCAGTTGTACTATTTCATCTTCTGTCTTGCTTAAATGGTCTCCTTTAAGCGTGGTTTCAATCACCGTTCCACCGTTCGTATTAAATATACTCACAATGGTTGTCAGTACTGCTCCGTTACTGTCATAAGTGGCTCTAGCGTAGTTTTTCTTATAAGTTGCCATTGATTTTATCCTCCAGTTTAGTTAATCTTTCATTCATTTCATTCAGTTGTGATTTAAGTTGTTGATTTTCGGTTGAGAGTTCTTGAATGGCTTTAATAAGGTAAGGAATAGTGTCATAGTAGTTAATTCTTAAATAGTCACTAGGAGTATTTTTATCTATAGCATCTTTAACCACTAAATCTTCATTGACTAATTGTACCTGTTGAGCAATTGCTCCAATTTTTTCAAATTTACCATCTTTTATCCAATTAAATTCAACTATTTCAATATTGTTAAGTGTTTCTAACGCTTTTATTTTTGTTGGTTTGATGTTGGTTTTTAACCTCTTATCAGACACTTGACTTTTAACGTTATCAATTTCACTCCACCATATAGGATAAGTCACACCTACTCTACCGGTTGTAGCATATCCTTTTATATTAGCCCTATTTATATCTAATCCACTAGGTGCTGAAATTGTTTTATTAAAAGTAGCAGTATTTTTACAAGTCATTTCACCTTGTGCATTCACCCACCAAGCATTAGGTCCAGCTTTTATCCAATTATTACCCCATGCTGCCCAAATTTGAGCACCTCGACTTCCTGCGTTTAATCCAGGATTTATTCCACAGTCAAAATTATCTTTCCCAGTTAACCAAAACCCGTGGTCGTTGTGATTGTAACCTATCCTAAATCCACCTATCTCACCAGTATAAGCTCTCAATGTTCCGCTAATATCAACCTTATCAGCATTGATTTTAACAACACCTTGAGCAGGTCCTTCTCCTGTAGTCTCCACACTAGCATTGATAGAAGCTATTACGTTATCCTTACTGACTTTTAAATCTATCTCATCTTTAGTTTGTTTGATTGAGCTTTCAATTCTAGAATTCTGTAAATGAACGTCTTCTGGTGCTGGAGAGTATTTTGAATAAATTTTATTACCTTCGCACATGTAAGGAATTGAGATGCAAAATCCAGCATTTTGAACAGCGTAAATCCAAAATGAATATTCGCTGGTGTCAAAGTCTCTATCAGCAGCAAACTGATATACTCTCATATCCCAAGTATCACCATGAATATCAATAGTATCTATCCTAGTGTTCCACAATATTGAGCCTGTCTTATGATTTTTTATTTCAACGTAAATTCCTGCATTATTTTGATGTCCTGTAATCCAGTAAAATGGAATTTTTATCGTAAATTGTTGACCTTTACGAATTTTGTTAACAGATAAGTTAAATCCTACACCTTGCCACACATTATTAGCATTGTGTTCTGAAATAACATATAAGTAAGTATTACCTTCGTATAGAAAACGTATCTCGTTTGAAGTGTTTTGTCTAATTTCTGTATATATCCCAACTTGAGACGTTCCGTCCCATTTTTTACCAAACACATTGTAATCACTAGCATTTAACAACCTACTACCGATTATTAAGTTTCTGTTTTCTTCGTTAGCTAAAGTCTGATATCTAACTTCTCCTATCGTTGAGTTGAACTGGTTAATAGTGCTGTCAAACGTTTTGTATTTTTTAGTTATTTCTTTAATCTCGACAATATCTGGAACGTTCTCCATTCTAGCGTTAGCGATATTGTTTAAGCCTTTGTAAGTAATTAACACAATAACTTCTAGTGCTGTTCCGTTTTGCTCACGATTCCCCCAGTCTATATTAGTTATTCTTCCGATACTATCAACGTTAGCGTTCCAAAAACCGCTCCAGTCTATTCTGTTACCTCCCTTGTATTTTACCTGTGCATTAAATCCATTACTTATCTTTTGTCCGTCATAGAATACATCTAGATAAACCTTAACATCAGTTGTTACTGAGTTTATATATTTACCCTCAAAACGTAGGTTAGCTGTCAAACTGTGTCCGTCCGTTCCATTGCGACCATTAGCTCCATCTTCCCCTTTTATCTTAACCCACTTATATTTCCTATAATCAGTACTATCAGCAACCTCAAAATCGCTGTAAGTCCCAATATACTGTTTACCAGTACTGTTTGTTGTGCTAAAATCTCTGTCTCCAGTAGGGGTGTTAGCATAAGCTGTATGGAAATATGGTGTTCTACCGTCAGCACCTTTAGCTCCAGGTACTCCGTTTGCTCCGTCTTCACCTTTAATCTTAGACCACAAATAACTACTTGCTGTTGTTGGTGGTGTCGGGCTTGTTCCTGTGTAAATACCGATGTATTTCAAGTTTGAATTATCACTCATGTTAGCACCGTTTGAATAGTCACTATATTTTCTGTGAATGTAGTTACTTACACCGTTATTTCCGTCCACACCGTCTCTACCGTCTTCACCTTTAATCTTAGTCCAGCTATACTCACTAGCACTTGTTGGGGCTGTTGCTTTGTCTCCTGTATATAACCCGATATACTTAAGTGTTGAGTTATCACTCATGTTACGTCCATCTGGAAAATCACTGTATTTCTTATGTAAGTACGAACTCTTACCTTTAAGTTCTTCTTTAGTAGGAAGATTTTTCTTAACCTCTCCTACTATTTCTTGAACTTTGCCATTTACTGCTGTTTTTACCGCTTCATTAATAGCTTTTTGCTCCATATGGAATTCACCTGTGTCTAAATCCCAGTAAGAACTTCCGTCAGCAGATTGAATACGACCAGCTCTTAACACACCAGTATTGATTAAATCTAGTGTTGCTCCTCTTCCATCAAGGAATGTTTTCCAGTTCCACTCTCCTGTAGGTTTCTTACTGTTAGCTATAGCAATTTTACCAGCTCCCATATAAACTACTTTAGTTGGATTTTGATCAATAGGTTTATCAAATGAATAGTAACCAGCAGGTACTTTATATTCATTATCGGCTTTCAGATCATAATTATAACCATCTTCATTAATTAACTTATCAGATAATCTTTCTCTTATCTTATCAAGCCAATAAACTGTGTCGTCTTGAAAGTTCTTCATTTCTTTAGCTAATTCAATAGTTCTACTAAACGGAGATGTAGTCACCTTATCACCTATTCCGAATTCAGTTAGTTTATTGTTAACTAAATTTCTTTTAACCTTGAATACTCTTGTTTCATACTTAATACCTAATTTAGGATTAAATATCCCAACAGTATCTCCTAATTCAAGATTACCAACGTTTAAAACTTTAGCACTGTATTCAACTTGCATCCTACTATTTTTTTCTAGCCACTCATAAGAAAGCCTTAATAGTTTTTCTTTATCAGTTTCATCTTGAAATTCAACAATTTTAATACGTGGTTTTGTACCTTTTTCAAAACCGTATAATTTAGTCATAGCTGGTATTTCTACGTATTCTTGACCTACTGGTTTATCGACAGGTTGACCGCTTGTTCTTCTCCATTCAACATCCTTAAACGATATTCTACGACCATATCCACCTGTGTCAGTCTCTTCACCTTTACCACGACCAACAACGGCTGTATAAATCGCTCCTTGTGACTTCTTCTCACTAACTGTTAGCAAGTCTCTACCGTGAACGAATACTTTTCCGTTCCTTCCACCTAGTCTAGTAAACACATCTAAATATCTACCTGTGATTTTACCTCGACTAAATTCTAATCGCGGTTTAATCTCAATCTGTGTTGCTTCAATTAGCTTACTTATTGCTTCCTTACGTGTCACATAGTAAAAATTCCCTGTATATCTTCGTTGTATGTTAACTGTTCCTAGTTGCCATCGTGATCCGTCTAAAACAGATGTCAGTACTCCTACTAATTCTCTATTAGTTGGTCTGAAGTCTTTGATATATCCGTCACTTTCCATATCATCAAAAAACGTATGTACACCAACTATTTTCACATCGGTAGTGCTAGTTTTTGTTATATGATCTATTTTATATAAATGAAATATTCTATTGTCAGAATAATCTTTATGCCCTATGTAAGAGGCTTTCTCTATCAATTCAGAATACACCACAGTACATTCTATCGTTTGAATTTTATTTATTTCTTCGTTTTGAATACCTTCTAACGGGCTTACTGTACCTATTAGCTTTTCATCATTATTAAACAGAAATAATTTCATTAATACATCCTCTCTTTCGTATGAACTTCTAACACTCGACTGTTACTGCAAGTGATAACATCGCCTTGTTTAACTGTAAAATCAAAGTCACTTTCCACAAAATCAATTAATTCACTTCTTGCCATTGCATTTAATTTCAACGGATAATCTTTGTTCAAATCAATCTCAAGCACATCACCAACAGCAAATGAAGTATGATTAATTATTATCTTTTTAGTAGTGGTTTGATTTTTAATAATAACCTTATCACTAACGCTATTTACAATTACTTTAATCAGTTCTGGTGTGAATTCATTTCTGTTGTTAGGTAGTTTAGTTATCGTCACGTTATTTACTCCTGTGTCTTTATCAATCTCTTTATATTTGTAAGGATCTAAACATAGAAAAGTAAATGTTGATACAACGCTGTTTGACGTTTCTTCTATGTCGTTACCTTTTTGCAAGATAGCTTTATATGAATAATCTGGTTCATCTGTAAATTTTAATATCTTCGGTTCATCAGTTTGTAATAGCATATTTAATTTATTGAATTTCTTTCTGAAATCTTCGTTAGTTGTTGCTTTCAACTGGAATTTAACCACAATAGCTCTAACTTCTAAATTACCATATAGAAAATATTTTCCGTCCGTTCCTGGTATATCAGTTGAGTTTATGTTTTTACTTAACAAACCTCGACCACTTACTGCTAATGTTCGAAAACCTTCTAAATTAATATCGATATTTACACCGTTAAATATAGTTTGAATAGAAGAGTGTAATTGCTCTCCTATTTCATTAGTATTAATAAAATTGTACATTTACACTCCTCCTAAATTGAATATACTTCTTCTAATTGTATCGCTTCACCGTTTAATTGATTAATATCACTCACAAAGGCTCTGAAGTCTTTATTACCTAATTTGAATGTAATTACCATAGGTTGTGAACTAATAGTATTTTCAACGTTTAAAGCTTTACTTTGATTGATATTAAATCTCGACTCAATAGCACCTGTGATACTTTGTACTTTTGCCATAGTTTTATCAAAGCCGTTGTCTAAACCTCTATTAAGTCCGCCCATAATCGCATTACCAGCAGGAATTAATAAACGTCTATCGTACTGAATAGGTCCTTTGTGATCGCGAATCCATCCAGCAATTCCACTAACAAAACCTTTTACGCTTTCCCAAGCAGATTTTAATCCATTTAAAAATCCGTTCATGATAGCACTACCTATATCCCACAAATTGATATTTCTTAATGTATTAAAGATGTTTGTAACGCTACTTACTAAACTTTGAACTCCATTTTTAAATGTGTTCCAAGCGTTTTGAGCTGCATTAACTAACCCTTGAATAATACTAATCACACTTGATTTAATAGAATTCCAAGTGTTTACCGCTATACTTTGAATAGTATTTATTGTTGATGTAAAGAATGCTTTAAAGTTTTCCCATAGTGATTTTATTGCATTAACTAACGCTGTAACTATTGACACTACAGCCGATTTTATAGCATTCCATATACTAGAAGCGGTTGTTGATAGAAAGTTCCAGATTTGTATTAATCCTGTTTTAAAGTCTTCCCAAGCTTGTTTTAATAAAGCTATAAAAGTAGTCACTATTGCCATAACCACTTGTTTTATACCTTCCCAAACCATTTGAATAGCGTTTTTTATCGCTTCCCAAATCAGTTGCAAGTCTTCTTTAAGCTTTGAAAAATTACCTGTCACTAAATCAATAACAATCAGTACCGCTCCTAACACAATAGCTTTAATGAATTCCCAAGCACCTTGAAAAATCATTTTGACACCTTCCCAAACTCCATTGATACCTTCTTTTAAGATATTCCATGAATTTATGAAGCTATCTATAAACGGTTGAACTACCGAAGAAATAGCACCGACAATATAATTCCATGCAAATGTTGCCGCAAAAGAAATCACATTCCACACCGCTTGTAATAAAGCTACCGCACTATTCCATTTATCAACTATCCACTGAACTACAGTTTGTACTCCAGTTTTCAGTCCTTCCCACAATGTACTAAAGAATGTACCGCATGCACTCCACGCTGTTTTTATCGCTTCCCAAGCTGTGATAAATGCCTGTTTGATAGCGTTCCATATAGCTATAACTGCATTTCTAAAACCTTCGTTTGTATTCCATAAATACAAAATAATAGCTACTAACGCTACTATCCCAGCAATTATTAGAGTGATAGGATTAGCGCTCATAACTAAATTTAAAGCGGCTTGTGCCATCGTCCATAATTTTGTTCCAGTAACAATTTTAGTTATCCAAGCAACAAAACCTCCAGCACCAGAAATAACACTTGCGAAATGTAATGTTGCTAATGCTGCTCCTGCTCCTATCAATACAGGGGCTAGAGTTGAAATAACGGATACTAAACCACTAATCGCACTTACTACAGGTGGGACTACTGTTTTCAACACATCTAATCCACCTGTTACTAATTCACCTATTCCACTGATAACTCCAGTGATCTTATCCTTACCAATGGAATCTATTATTTCATTAATTTTTGTGACAATACCTGCTTGCATATTTCCTACTGCACCTTCAATAGTTTTAGTAGAGGTTGCCGCTTCTCTTGCAACGTCTGTCATACCTAAATCAAGAATAGCTTTGTTAAATTCTTCTGCACTAATTTTCCCTTGTTCTAACGCTTTTCTAAAATCTCCAGTATAAGCTCCATTTTGCCTTAAAGCTTCTTGAATTTTACCACTAGCCCCAGGAATTGCATCGGATAACTGTCTCCAGTTTTCACCAGTTAATTTACCAGCAGAAGCTGTCTGAGTCATTACCATTGCTACTGATTTGAATGTATCAGCATTACCACCAGCAACTGCATTTAAATTCCCTGCCGCTTGTGTTAGTGCATCATAATCTTTAATTCCATTTGCTGCTAATTGTGCGGTTGTATTTGCAATTGTGTTTAAATCGTACACAGTATCATCTGCATATTTCTTAACACTTTGAGCACTCTTTTCTATGGTGCTATTATCTAATCCAGCAAACTGCATTGTACTTTTAAATTTATCCATTGCATCAGATGCTTTAAATGATTCACTAACTAACGATCCTATATCACCAGTTACTTTAGTTATTGCACCTGCCGCTAAATTAGCTAATGCCATAGCCTTGAATGTTCCACCGATTTTTTGTCCGCTTTGTTCACTTTTGCTAGCCTTAGCATCAAACGCATCAAGTTTTTGATTAATAGCATCTAATGTGTGACTAAAACCTCTATCAACCGCAGATAGTATCGCTTCTACTGAATATTGTTCTGCCATATTTTATTCTCCTTTCTACATATTTGCTTTTAATAGTAAATTGCTTAATTCTTCATCTTTGATAGTTGGTACTATTTCACCAGTTATTTCTCTGTATTCTTTTTCATAGTCAAAAAAGTCTTTAAAATCTTTAAAAACATACTCTTCTTTCTTGCCTCTCATTTCAGTTTGTTTAACTATACGATTCAGCCATGCTTGCCTGTGAATTAGATGTGCTTCATCTAACTTTCTTAGCTCCGCACCTCTTATAAGTAATTTGTACTCATTAAGAGTGAGTATATTTATTTCATAAATACTTGTTATACCTAGATACCTTACACAATTTACTATTATTTCTTCGTATGTTTCTTTGGAGTTTTTAGTGTTTATGCTTCTGTTTTCAAAGTCTCCCTGTTCTGTTTCAGAATTCTCTTTCCCGCATTACTTTCTTCTAATGCTTTGATTACTTCATCGAATAAAGCTTCAATATCTTCATGTTCATCAATAAAGTTATCAATTTCAGTTTGTGTTGGTCTTTCTTTTTCTAAAAATGTTCCCGCATATAGAACATCAGATAGACTTGCCACATCTCCTCCTAGAATTTCTGGTATTTTCATACTTAAAGACATACCAAGCTTAATTCCTTTAGCTTCTAGTGGATGGTTTTTATCTAATTCACGTACAAAACCAACTCCAAATTTTACTTCTACTGTTTTATTTTCGTTTAATCTTAATTGCATATTATTTTCCTCCAAAAAAATAGCTAACCAGTATTCCTACCAGTTAGCTTTGTTTAATTATTCTTCTGTTGTGTCAATAGTAGTGTCTTTAAACACATACTGCACTACTTTAGCTTGCTCATCAGTTAATGTTGCATAACCTGTTTTCCCAACTCCATTGATTGAAAATTCAAGCTCTAACTCTACACTATCTTCTGAATTAGGATTAGTACTAAATTTAGTTACATATCCTCGATAATAAGTAGCTTTATATTTATTAGATTCATTTTTCTCAGCTTTATCAATTTCCCAAATTTCAATGATATCACCATCGATTAAAGCGTTTCTTAATTCCTCGATATGCTTATCACCTTTAGCAACTATTGACTTAGCAGAAAATTCATACTCTACTGCTCCTAAATTTTGGATATTTCCATCTTTAGTTTTTTGTGCATCAGCATCTCTACTGATCTCATTACTGTGTTCAGTTTGAAAAGCTAATTTAAAAGCTGCTTCTGTTTTGGCATTCTTTAAAAATCGATATAAAAGAATAATATCTATACCTTTTTTAGCTTCATAAGTTTTTTTTACTTCTGACATTTTTATCTCCTTATCTTAAATTAAATTCTAATTCAATAACCGCCCTTTTAAGAGGTGTTACTGTTGTTCTATCTTCAAGCATTCTAATATTGCTAGAATTAATATTTAAACTCCACGAATAACCGTCTGTATGGTCTATTCTCAAGCATTTTTCTAATATAGCATTTGCCATACTAGATACTTCTTTACGTTTTGTCTGTAACCCCCACACAGATAGTGAGAGTGTAACATTTCCCTTTACATCTGTTTTATTAATAGCATAACTAACAGATGTATCTTCCATTTCTACAAATGGATAAGGTACTTCATTCATAGGTTTATAATCGTAGACTTTATATCCTAAATTCTTACATATCTTGAATACTTCATCGAAAATACTTTGTTCTCTAGTTTTAATCATGTTAATTTTTTCAAGTCGTTAACGAACTCTTTTTTTACCTGTTGGAAAGCAGGCTTAACAAATGGTTGTTTATCCATAAAACGTGTACCATATTCAACGTATGGAGAGTATTTAGTGGTAGGTTTAACTCTTGCCATTAAACCACCTTTTTCTATTAAGATATTGATACTTCTTCTAGTAGCACCAGTAGAATACCCTTTTTTAAATACTGCTTTTTTAACCATTTCTTGTTGTAAACTTGCTCCGTGTTTCTTCACAATTTCTTTTACTAGTTTCATCTGCGCTTTATCTTTTAGGTTAAGTTGTAATTTTTTATGGCCGTATATCTTTAGTCCCATCGCTATCATCCCTTTCAAGATAAAAAGCTTTACTAAGCTGTTTATCCGTCGTTGGTATATATCGCTTACCACGATACTCAACAACGTTAAACGGCTTATTATAAGCATTTTTTAAGAATATAACTTTTCTTTGTTTGTTATAATCTCCGAAAATTTGAACAGACTTACCAAGTCCTAAATCCATTGTGAAGCATGCAACGATATCTGAATAGAGTTCCTTATAGACGTGTTCTCCTGTTTCATAATCATACTCGTTTTTATCTACTTGCTTTAAAATTGCTCTATCTGAATATCTCATTAGAATATTAATAATTGACCTTTCTTTGATTTTTCTTTCTTGAAGTCTTCTCTTAACATTTCATCCCAAGGTGCGAACTCATTTAAAAAAGTCTCATAGTTAACAGAGTGACCTTCAACAGATTCAGACGTAGCACCTTCAGCACCACGTCTGTTAAATCTTTTAATAACACAATCTTCAATAATGAACCTGTATTTATTTTCAATTTCATCTTGCTTATAAGTGAATTTGAAATGGTCAATAACCTTATCAATAAGTCTGCATAGGATAGTATCTTGTAGAGTATCACGAATATCTAAGTCTTCTTTAACGTTATCTAATACTAAATCTCTATCCATAAACTATCTCCTAAGGTTCGATATCTAACATATACACATCATCTAATCTTTCAAATGATGGTAAAGCAATCATAGATACTTTAGTTTGAACGTTGACAGGATCAACTAGTTTTTGAGTTGTAATAGCTACACCTGTGTTTACAATTTCCACTTCAACTCCAGAAATATTGCCACCTAATAAATCAGATTCTTCTGGAGTAGTACCGAATACTGTATTTCCTAAAGTAGCGTTAGGAATAAATGATACATAACCTTCTGGATAGAAATTTTTAATTACTCCATCAATATCGGTAAATGTATCATTCTTAATCTCAACTTTTACACCGTGTGCATCTAAAAGATAATCAGTTAATTCAGTATTTTTTACTGATGCTCCTTCAGGTGCTAATGGTTTAATAATTTTGATAGTTGAGTCCGCTTTTTTAATTAAACCAAATGTTTTTTGAGTCATAATAAGAATTTCTGCTTTCTTACCTAACTTCTCCATAGCTTCAATCGCTGCTTCAATATCTGCTAGCGGAGTTGCTGCTTTATCAGTCCATGCTTTCTTAACAGTTCCCTTCATAGAGTCTTTAACTCCATAATCAAACTCTTGAGCTACTCCGTTATTCCCTTCATTTTTAAATGAAATTTTACCAGTTGCTAACACTTGCATTCTCATAGCTTCTAATCGTGCCAATGCTCCACTTACTAAGTGTGTTTGGTCATCAAAAATACCACCAACAACACTATCAATAAGTGCTTGATTATCAGTAGCTGCAATCATATTTAATTGTTGTCTATCTTCTTCTTTTACTACAATAGCCTCTTTGAAGAACGGCATTTGTTCTTCTGTCACGCTTAAGTTCATTCTTTCACGTAGTGGGGCTTTAGTGTCAAACGCGGCTGGTTTTAACGCTACTGCTTTACCACTTCCACCTTTTACAAATGCTAATTTAATTCCTAATTGTTTTCTAGCAGGGAATAATTTATCTCCTAAAGTAGTATCAACGTTTTCTTGTGAAGCGTTCCAATATCCACTTACATTTTCTGCTGTAATTGTATCGTAAATTAATGCCATATTTTATAGTCCTCCTTATACACCTTTTACAAATTTGATTAAGTTTAATTTTGATTTTACGTTTGCATCAACAGTACCACCGTTGCATTTGTCTTCGCGTAAAGTACCTTTAAATACACACGCTACTACTGAGTCTCCGTCAGTTAAATCAACGTCATGCAATGCTACTCCATCAACATATTGTGCTGTTGCATCGTTAGTTAATTTCTTAACTTTTTTCGTTCTATCTTCGAAAATAGACTTACCATCTCCAGCTAATAATGTTCCAGCTTTTAATAATTTACGTCCGTTTTCTGTTACTGTTCCTGTAGTTTCTTTATCTACTGTTACTGAAATAGCTTCAAACTCTAAGTTATGTAAAATTTCAGTTTTATTAAAAATTGTTGTTGTTTTCATCTCTTATCCTCCTAAAATGGTTTTTTGTAACTTACACCTTGTGCCAGTCTTGCTCCTAAGTTCAACGGTTTTTCTGCTCCAGTAGCACCAACATTAGGTGTCGTTTGTCTAGCAGATTCTTTCACGGCTTTATTTACCGCTTCATTGAATACTTTCTCAAGTGTATTCACCGCTTTTAAAGCATCCTCTGCTGTACCATGTAAAGCGAATGTTTCAGCTAATTCAGTAGGTAATCCTTTGCTAACTAAATCTTTCTGAACTTCCACAATTAGTTGAGCGTGTTTAAATTCAGCTACTTGTTTTTCAAATGCCGCCTTTTGATCTTCAAAGTCTTTATCACGTTTTTGACTTTCACTTAATTTTGAATAGTCTTCACGTTTTTTTATCTCTTCCTCTACTCGTGAATTTAAAATAGCTTCATTTTTCGCTTGTTGATTTTTTAAAGCCGTTTGTACTGCTTTATTCACATAGCTATCTAATTCAGATTGAGTAGCAGGTGCTTTAAACTCAGGTTCAGTATTGTTTGTTTCCGTTGTTCCTTCATCTGCAAAGTGTTGTAAGTTTAGTTTTAATAAAAATTGTTTGTTCATTGTTTCTCCTTATCCACGCTAGTCCTATTTCTTATTGATCAGTTGTGCACCACTTATCTTTTAGAAATAAGCCACGCTAGTTTAATTTGACATAATAAAAAGACCTTTTAACGTCATGTCTAGGACGAAAATGGAAAAAAGGCTATATTTTTCCATTTTGAAAGTAGTTATTTAATTGAAAATGGAAAGTAAGCAGTTTATTTCCATTTTGACATAATAAAAACACCTAACAAAAAATGTTAAGTGTTTATTTTAATTCTTTAATAATTAAATCTTCTCCTAATTCTTCTAGCCTTGAAATAGCTTCATTTAAAGTCAAAGATTTATCTGTTTTTAAATCTAATTCTAAGTCAGATATTATTTTTAATACTTCTTCTTCATTATCTTTATTTCTGAATAATTCATCTGGTAAATACATTATTTAACCCCCTCTTCATTCATAGCATTGACTAGTACATTCTGATAAACGAATGTTTCTGAACGTGTTAATTGTTCATTTTTATTAAGTTTACTGAATATATTGTCTATGTCTTTAATCATATAGTCTTTGTATTTTCTATGATCAGGTGTATTTTCTAAAAACTTATCAACTAGTCTTTCTTTATGATCTAATATATAATCTTTATATTGTAATCCATATTGTTGCCAATCGTGTTCAATTTTAGCTATTTGATTAGCAAGTTCATTCCATTGTGAGTTTTGACCGTTTAACCTATCATTCCACGCTATCTCACCTAAATCAACTATATTATTTATCGAACTATATTTTTCTAATTTTTTCAATCTAGGTACAGTATCAACTAGATATTCTGCATAAGCTGGGCTTAATTGCTCCTTAATACCTAATCTACTTATAGCATAATGAGAAGAACTTTCTGCAAATGTTTCTTCTATTGCTAACGACGGTTTATTCATTGAACCATTAGAAAAATAATCAAATTTACGTCCGTGTCCTTTAGCGTGATAAGCTTCATGTAATATAGTTTTTAATTGATAATTTTTGCCTCTATCATCATTTTCTTCTAAACTATAACCTGTAATGATTAATTTATCTCCATCAGCATAAAAACTGCAATAACCTCTTGCACTTTTTCCTGTATGATAGCCTACTGGTATTTTTTCTAAACCTAATCTATCTAATAAATCTCTAGCAATACTTAAACGTTGTCTGTTTTGGAATTGCAAACCATTTGACATTTTATCAAACGCACTTTCTTCTTTAATTATATCACCTTTATTATCATCTTGTAAATTATTATCCAACCCTCTAGCTTTACGATATTCAGCTATCTCTTTATCTAATTTTTCACTATCGTAATAAGCTGCACTTGAACATTTACAAAACGGATGCATAGGATAGTAATTTACACCTACTTCTCTATCTTTAATCTTAAAATGTTGTCCATCAAGAGGTTTACAAATATCACATGCTGTTGGTTCAGAGATATACACATATTCATTATATCCCGCTTGTTCCATGCTGTCTATTTGAACATCTCCTTGAACTCTTGCCGCTTCAGTTACTAACAGTCTTTTAGCTTCGTAAACACCAACGTCAAATTGTTTTCTAAGCCTTCCTACTAATTCAGTTGAGTTTCCACCTTGAATAATAGAACGTCTTAACATAACCTCAATAGTATTCATTAAAGCTTTTTGATTAGTCCACAATGTTTTACTGAAGTTACCATATTTATAATCACTATTCACAATAGCTTTAATACCTTCTTTGCTGTATCTCAATTCAGTATCTAATATTCCAGCCTGTCTGGCATATTCTGTCTTACCTAACTTTTCTAAGTGATCAGTTATTTCTTTGTTATTCTCTTCAGTTAAGTTTGTTAAGTGTAAGTTTATTTCCGCTTTCAGCAGCTCTAATCTATTAATCCTCATAGTAGCATTGTAAAGTTTCAATTCTTCATTAGCTTCTGGGCTAAAATCTTTGTTTTTAACATACTCTTTTGCTTTCTTCTGAAAGGCTTTTACATCGTGCTCAGAGACTCTCTTTTGTGCTTCCTCTATAGAAATACCTTCTGTCTTCGCATAACGTTCATAGAACACTTTAATTTGATGTTCTACATCTGCTAAGGTAATAACAAAGTTTTTTTCAATCTGTGACATAGTTTCTTTTTCGTCTTTAATTTGATTGAGTTGGTTTGCTAATTCTCTTTTCTTCCAGTAATTAAACGATTGTTTCATCTACTATCACCTCTTCACCATCGTGTAAGTAGCTTTCTATATCCATTTCATTTAGTCCTAAGTCTTTTAAGAATTTTCTTGCTAACGGTTCACTGTAATCTCCAGACTTGAATTTTTTAAGTATACTTGTGATTTTATAAAGTAGTTTCCCTTTATCAACATCATAACCAGTATCTTCAGTTACTGCTGGAGTATCAAGTAATTCTTGTTCTTTTTTCGGATCGTCTACAATACCAGTAAGTCTCATCGCTGTTTCATTAGTAACCATTCCTCCTAATGATTTAAAAGCATTGATAGTCTCTTCAAGTGCTTTAGGTAGGTTAGGATTGAATGTGATTTTAAGTTTTGAAATATCAAAATCAGTTAATTCTTTTACATAGTCACCGATATTAGCTATAAGTTGATATCTACGTTTTAAACTTTTCTCAAATAACGATTGAGTGTCTACTCTTGCTTGCTCCAGTCCGAACAGTTTATACTTCATAGCTTCACCACTTTGAACACCACTAAAATTAGTGTCTGTCATATCTGGAGTATTAGTATATTTATGAATATCATTTACAATACGTTTTTTGTAAGACTCAACACCGTTAACATCATATTGTTTGTATAAATATTTAGCATCTACTTTACCTTCAGTCCCGTTAATATCGACAGGTGGTTTTAACTGAAGTAATCTTGCACGTCTCATTTTACGCATATATTCAATTTGTTTTTTGTTGTCACCTAATACATCATCTGGAAAAGCCACTTGACCAAATATTGCAAGGATAGCATCAGATGTATCTGTCATATAGTTTGCTGTGTCAGATTGAACTGCATCATATGAGTCGATTAATGATAGCTCACTTTCGTAATCTCCCATACCTTCAGCTGTGTTGAGATATTCTGTGATAGGTACGTCGTTAAACATATGCGGTTCTATTGCTAATTTAGTAATTATACCTTCTATCATTTGAAGCTTATAAATAACATCCTTAATATACACATCAATAAAATGTTTTTTGTTGTCTGATAGTCCTACAGAATAGTACCTTACACCAGCTAGCATTTTATCTTCTAATGTGTTGTCATAAATCACAAATGTATTTAATGGATCTAATCTTTTAACTTTAGTTACATCTTCCATTGAACGATAAACTAAATCGTATGCTCTACCTACTTTTGATAAATCCAGTACAAGCATTCTGTTTAAATCGTGAAAGCTATTGACTTTAGCTATTTCTTTAAGTACTTCATCTGTTGCACTATTTTCTTCTCCGTCTTCATATTCAACTTGAATAGGTTTACCAACTAAATATCCTTGCTTAAACACAGATATACTCTTCCCAAAATTATGAATGATTCTAGTGTCTGCCATATCTTGCTCACTACGTCTTTGTTGAATGCTAATAGTATGGTTGTTACCTTCTGAATAGTCGTATAATTCTTGAATTCTAGGACGTTGTATATTTTTGTGATGCTCCAGAAATTCTCTTAAGACTTTATGTTCATTTTCAAACAATTCTTCAACGTTATTAATTCTATAACGCATCCTTGATTCTCTATGAAATCTAAGTGTTAAAGTTTTACTTTTACCAGTACTATCAACGAATGTTTCATTGTATGCCATTTATTACCCTTTCCCAAATCCAGCAACAAGTGTGCTGTATTGATTATCTTGTTTGTTTTGTTGACCAATAATATTAATATAAGGTATATATCCATATTGACTAGCATTGATAGTATGGTCATTTCTATCTTCTGGTTCGTCTTTATCTTCTTTCCACGAATATATATTCAATTCTCTGATATGTTCTTCACAGTGATTTAAAACTAAGTATTTTAAATTCTTCATCCAACCACTTGAAATATTTATCCTATCTATGATTCTCACACGCTTATCAGCGTTATAAAACTCATATATCAATCCTTTTTGTTGTTTATACTTTCTTAATTCCATCATTGTTGCCTGGTCAGCGTTATCAACATAGACTTTACGACAAAAGCCCCACTTATCTTTACAGTAATCTAAAAAATTATGTAATTTTACTGCAACGTCTGAAGGTGCTATTTTACTGTTGTTAAAGTCTTTGTTGTTATAAGTTTTCTCTTCAAGTACAATAAGTTCTCCATCAGTTGTGATACCTTGAAAAATAAACGATATTGTATCTTCAGTCTTATCTGAGTAAGATGTATCAACACCACAAGAATAACGAATGAACGTTTTAGCCCTTGCTATATCTTCGTTTATAACGTTTAATTTTCTATCAAACATACTGAATACTAAACCTTCTGCACGTCCTCTTAAGCCTTGAATTTTGTTCTTATAGAGTTTTGTTCCAACTGCAACTGTATTTTTAATCTTTTCTTTCTTTTCTTCAGATAAACCATAATTATGATCAAAAGAAAAAAACCAGTAAGTCCAATTAGCTTGCTCTGGTTCAATTAACATTTCTCTTATTTCTTGCGGCGTGTCATATTCATATTTAGGTAATGCTCTAAACCTGTTTATATACCTTGAATAGATAGGGAGTGTAGGGTCGTCTGGATTCATTGTACACATCCAATAATCACATCGCATAGTTGCTTCTTGCACAAAATCGATATCAGCTGTGTTTATCTCATCGATAAAGCCACAACCAAATTGTGAACCTAAGGCTTTTTCCCATTTATCCCTTGAAGAGTAACCTAAAATAAATATAATTTTTTCACCACTAGGAGTATCGTATTTTAAATGCGGTATTTTATAGTTAGCATCACCATTACCACGATACACTATGTATTCTTCAAAAATATCTGTAATTCCTAAATCTGATTGAATTATATTTTTCTCAGCATCTCCGACTGACTTTGCACTAATGAAATGTAATTTTTGTTTACTCTGTGCAACTTTCAACATAAATTTAACAACACCTACAGTTGTTTTCCCTGCTGCTGTTGTTCCTTCTAGTGCTTCCGCTTCTGCTTTATGTTTTAAGAAATATTTATACTTCGGAGATAACACAATGTTATTCATCGTCTTTTTCCTCTAGTTGAGTTAAGATACTTTCAAGTTTACTGTTTGTAGTAACGTTCATTTCAATTTTTTCAGAGGTTAGTCCATATCTTTTAGCTAACTCAACCGCAGCACTTTTCCTTGTTGCTGCATTAGGTTTAACTTCTATAATTTGCTGTGCTCCATTCCCTATTCCTAATGCATAAGGTTCTAATATTTCACCACGCATTACAGATGTGAAAAATTGTAACACTTCATCTTGATCAGCTATTTTTTTTGAACTCAATTCAGAAAGCCGTTCATCGATGTAGGCTTTTACACCTACATTTTCCAACAATTTATGAGATTGTTTTTTTGCGTAATTATCAGAATAACCTGCACTTATCGCTGATTTATAAACATTTCCACTAATGATGTACTCATCAGCGAATTTTTGTTGTTTTAAATTTAACTTTGCCAATTTTCCACCATCCTTTCTTGACAAATAAAAAAAGACAGTCGTTAAACTGTCTCAGAATTATATATGGTAAGTGATTTTAGGTAGAGATTAAATACTAATAACAAAAAAAGTAAAGGTTATGATGTCCACGTCGTCTTATAAAAAATCTAATATTAACTATTTCTAGGAATCCTCTACCTAAAATCTTATACTACCATTATAAATGGTTTCTCCCCGCCATTCAATAGAGTTTCTCCGCCAATTACCGCCAATTAGATTTTTATTGAAAAAATACCTTGAGAATTTAATCTTTGACATGTTCTCGTTGAAATATTCATTTTATATTTTATAGTCTCTTCATCTAAGCAGTCATAGTATCTGTAAAACATGTAAAGTCTGCATTTATCATCTTTTATTTTATTCAAAACACCTCTAGTGATAATTTTCACATTCATTAATTCAGAGGTATTGTCATAAATCTCTTGTTCCAACTCAATAATTTTGCATACTATTATTTCCTGTTGACTTGTATTGCTACCGCTTGTTTTAAAATCTTCTTTGGTGTAATTAGTAATTTTTATAGATTTTTTCATCTCTGCTAATTCTTTCAGCTCGTCCATATTTCTTTTAATATGGCTTCTAATCGAATTTATTTTATTTAAAAAATTTTTACGTTTAAAATACTCTTCGTTACTCAATTTTCGTTGCATACACATCTCCTATTATCAGTATTTTATCGTTGATATCACATAAATCAACCGTTAATTGTTTAAATTCAACAACAAACTTTCCTTTAGTAAACTTTACTTCACCTATTAAGTGTTCATTGTATTTAACAATGTTATTTTCAAATATCATATTGCCCCACTTATCTTTTAATTCACTACATCGTAAAATTGTGAAGTTTTTAGTTTTAATATTTCCGTAAGGACGTACTTCTAACTCAATTTCTTTAGTTTTAAAATTGTATTTAACCACGGATTTTACACCTTGAGTAGGAGAATAAGCTTTTAGATCGTACATCTTACTTCCTCCTATATTTCTTCACATTCAATGTTGCTCACATCCATAAGATTTATTTTTATTCCTCTTAAGTCATATTCAAAATATACTATTTCATCATTTCTCTTTGCCATATCAAAATACCAAAGTAATTTCTTTGTTGTTTCTACACCAAAAACATAGATCGCTTTTTCTCCGTTTTTAAAACTAATTGTAATTTTGTATAATTTCATTAGCAAAGCACCTCTTTAATTTCTTCTCCAAACTCTTCAATGAATCGTTTTGCAGTGTCGTTACTTATAAAATAAGGTAATTTAGAAAACTCTTTATAGCTGTATGAATAAAAAGTTTCAAGAGTATTATCTGAATAATCATATCTAACAGTGTATTTTTCTTCATCAGTATCATCCCAGTTAGGTGTCCAACCTCCATTATGTTCTTCAGCCCACTTATGCATTTTAAACAATAATATACGCTCCTTATCGGATTGTTCAGCTTCTTCTTTAGTTTTGAAAGCTAAGCCACGTTGATAGTGGGAATGTACAAAGTCTATACTAAAACCATCTAAAGTGTAAATTTCTCCATATTTGTCTGTGAAGTAATAATCGTCGATATCCTCTGGCACTTCCACTTCATAAGGCTTTTTCTCAGCCTTACTTTCCAACCATTTAATTCTTAAGTTATTAATTTGATCTTTCATTTGTTCTTCTAATCGTTTTATTTCTTGTGCAAATTCCTCGTTAGTCATTTTTAGTCCTCCTAAATCCTCTTATAGGCTATATGCTCAACTTCGTTCATATCAATTTCATTATCTCCAACAGTACATAAATCACTTGAAAATAAATCTTCTTTTTCTTCCGTGAACATTTTATAAACTTCAGTTAATTCTTCTTCTGTTACCTCTGCTTCTACTGTTTCACCATTGTGAAGATATACACGTAATATGATTTTGTCGTGTTCACTCATTTCTAGTCCTCCTAATCGTCTAATTCTCCATTGTATTGTGGTATTTCCATCCAGTAAATAACATCATTTTCAGTATTCTCAAAACCTACTCCAATATCAAATTCTTTCCAATTATCTAGTCTTGTGTCAGCATATCTCCCAGAACTTAGTGGAAATGTAACTAACACTTCTTCCCCTATATCAGGAACGTTTCCGTCCCACATAAAGGTATATAAATCACCATACTCTTCTTGTTCTTCTTTGGTTAGTTCTCTTGCTGTTAATTTATTCCATTTCATTTTTAGTCCTCCCATAAATACTTATTTTCGTAAATATTTCCAATTACTGATAATTCTTCTATTGTATCCATATCTGACAATTGAATTCCACAAAACTTTTTACTAGCTAAGTAGTAAAATTCTTGTTCAGCACTTTTTTTCAATAAAAATTTTCTTCCGTTAAATATCGCTTCATTTCTTACATATTCTACTATGTCTCCAGTATAAATATATGCACCATTCACATCTTTATATCCAGTATTATAAATAAACTGAACTTCATTAAAATCATAAGGTACAAAATTAGCATTATCATTTGAATACACTTCAACTGTTCCTTCATGAAAATTAATTACCTTTACAGGTAATATCACACCCAAACTCTTAATATATACTTTCGGTTGTTTCATTCCTTCATCCTCAATAAACGGGTTATATAAATCTAAATTCATTGTCTATTCCTCCCAATAAATCAAATACCATCTAAAATAGTCTACTTCTTTTAAATCAATTAACTTACCATCAAAATCTAGTATTATATTTCCTTTGATCTTGTCTAAATCTCTATGTAATTTATATACATTATCAACATCGTTTTTACTAGCCTTAACACAAATAGTTTCATCGTCTTTCATTGTGAATATTATTTCAAATTCTCTATCGTCAATTTTCATCCTCTCATCTCTTTTTATCTCCTTTATTATCTTGGCATAATAAAAGTCTTTTATATCTTTAGCGTTTATTTCAAGGTTATCTATCCAATACACAACCTTCGGATAAGTGTCAGCGTAAAATATAGCGTCTTGTAAATTGTCCATATCCTTTTTAGTTGCTATCACTTTAATTGTTTCACCGTTTTTCATTACAATGCTTAAAATGTATTTCATATTTTACCCTCCTAATTCCGGGTTAATTGCTTCAAATTGAAAATCAGTATATTCTTTTTCTTCATTTTTTACCAATTCTCCATTAATAACGGTAATATACTGTTCAAATTCCATACCACTTTCACTAGCATATAAATTAAAATCTAATGAATATTTTTGGCTATGCTCGACTAGAAGTGGTTGAACAATGATAGCCCACGCTTGTGCTATCCATAATGTTATATGGCAAATAGCATCTTCATCTTCTTCATCGTAATAAAATGATAATTCTTCATTCTTTATAAAAAATCTTCTAGTATTTTTTAGCTTTAATTTTTTTAAACAAGGCTGTCAAATTAATTATCATATAATTCTATTCCTATTTTTTTTTATGGGTTTAATATATACTCAGACCTGTTTAAAATCAAGCTTCTAAAAATTAT